TTTCGAAAGCCATGCAGCAGGTCCGTGAGGACGAGCCCGACACGTTCGCGCTCGCATTCATCAGCAGCGTTATCGAGGAGATCGCCCAGACTGACGAGGACACGTTCCGGCGCATTCAGGAGCATGCGCTCACGGTTTGCCGGCGCTACGAAAAAGACAACGTACCGATGCCCGTGTTCTTGGCGGGCCGGGGTTTTGCCATCAAGGAGCTCGAGTACGACCTCGTCGCCGTCATGGCGCTGACCTGCCACGCGCTCATTTTCAATCTCGCCCCTTTTTTTACCGAAGGCGGGTTTCAACAGATGCTGTCGGGCCTGAGCCCGGCTTCGAACCCTGCGCCTTCGCCGAACTAGACGGCTTTGCCTTCCGGCCGGTGCTCGCTGGCATCTGGCGGCACCATGAGGTTTTCGACGGCACGTATACCTTTGTCGATCTTCTCGATGCGCACGAACTCCTCGATGTACAGCAGGAAAACGAACGCCGCTCGGCGGCCTGGCATCACCGGCGCCAGTCCCTCCCGTAGCCTGCACGCATAAATGGACCCAAACGTTCTTCGCAGCTACCTGGTCTCGCTGGGCTTCCAGGTCAACCAGCCGCAGCTTAATCAGTTCAATACTGCGCTGAAGCAGGCGGCCTCGCTCGTCGAGGGCCATACCGGCCTCATCGCCGGGCACATGCTGAAGTGGCAGGCCGCCATAACGGGCGCGTTTGCTGCGGTCAGCACGGCTGTTCTCGGCCTGGCCGATCATGTCGCGATGGCCGATCAGGAGTATCGGCTGTTCGCCCTGCACATGTTCACGTCGCAGGACACGGCCCGCAAGCTGACAATCGCTACCGACGCGCTCGGCGTTTCGCTCGAAGAAATGATTTGGGACCCGGAGCTGCGGGCCCGCGCCGTCGAGCAGTTCGAACTGATCGACCGGCTGCAGCAGCAGCTGGGCCCGGATTTTGAGGACCGCATGCGACGCATCCGCGACTTTCGCGGCGAGCTCGGGAAGCTCGGCACCGAGATGAAGTTCCTGTCGATGCAGTTCGTTTCCGCGCTGTTTGAAAAGTTCGGCACGACCATCGACGACGTGTACGCGAGGCTGCAGCAGTTCGGCGCCTGGCTCGCCGAGCACATACCGGACATAGCCGATACGGTCGCCTCCGAGCTTGTCCCGGTGCTGAAGGATACCTGGCTCATCGTAAAATCGCTCGGCGAGATGTTCGGCATCGCCGCGCAGGCCTTCGTCAATCTAGTGGCCGAGTTTTCAGGCGATGACTCGATCCGCGGCACCGAGTTAAGCTTTCATAGCCTGGCCGGCGCGCTCGAGCACGTCGTGCATTGGGCGGCCGAGTTCGCGCAGGCGATGACGCTTGTGGAAAAGATCGTTCTGCATCTGGTAAGCGCCATAAGCTACGCGCTGTTTGGGCATTTCTCGAAAGCGTTCGGCGAGCTGAAGGCCGGCCTGGGTGATCTGACCGGCGAGGCCGGCGCGATCCTCGGCGCCATTGGTGGCAGTACGGGCCTGGGCGTGGCGGGCGGAACGCTTGGAACGATGGCCGGCGCCGCACTCGGCACGATGCTGTTCCCGGGTGCCGGCACGGCGGCGGGCGCGGCGCTCGGCACCCTGCTCGGCGGTATCGGCACAGCCGCCGGCGTAGGTGGCGGCGCGATCCTTGGCGGCGCGGCCGGCTATGGCGCAGGACGTGCGCGCGAGGCCCTGCTGCCCGGCCTGTCAAACCCAAGTGACCTTGAGCCGATGCGCGCCACCGAGGCGATGCCGCTGCGTGAAATGGGAAATGCTGTGCGCGAGTACCGCGATGCCATCATCCGCGAAGCGCAGGCGGCCAACATCGACCCGCGCGTAGCGCTATCAGTCGGCCTGCAGGAGAGCGGTATTCGGCAGTTCGATAGAGCCGGGCGCGTGATAGCGAGCAACGCCGGCGCCCTCGGCGTCATGCAACTGGAGCCGGGCACCGCCCGCGACCTCGGCGTCGACCCGAACGACCCTTATCAGAACATCCACGGAGGCGTTCAGTACCTCGCGCAGCTATACCGGCGCTACCAGGGCAACTGGCAGGCGGCGCTCGAGGCGTACAACGCCGGCCCGGGGAACGTCGACGCGGCCCTGCGTTACCACCGGTCCCTGCGCGGCGATGTCGCCGGCTACGCAAGCAGCGTGCTTGGGCGGGCGCAGCAGATCGATGTAGGCGGAATAACCGTGCAGATTTCGCAGCCAGGCGCAACGCCCGAGCAAATCCAGCAGGCGACCCTCGAGGGCGCTGTCCGCGGCGTGCGCCGTGCGCTGCAGCAGCAAACGCAACTCGACCTGGCGCAACTCGCGCCGGCGCAGTGACACGATGGCAACGTTTTTTGCACTGAACCAACTCACGCCGCTAGTCGGGAAAGTGATGGGCTCCCTAAGCGCGCCGCAGCCCGGTAACGGGCCCTACCGGCCGGCGGCCTGGCATCAACCGGCGCAGACGGCCATTACTGTTCCTGGAACGGTCCAGCCGCCGCTTCCGGGCCCGCCGGACATGTTCGGCAATCCCACGGCGCCTACGGCGGCCTTTCAGGACCCGCCGACCGTGTATGTTTTCGACGCGATACTGCACGCCGAGCATGCGCACGAGCTGCGCCGCACGGAGCATCCGGTGCAGACCGGCGCCAACATCACCGATCATGCGTATAAATTACCGGCGCGGGTTGTGCTCGAAATCGGAATGAGCGACGCGATGGACAGCTACCAGCCGAACGGCTGGGAGAGTGCCTCGTCGAAGTCGGTCGCGGCGTTTCAAACGCTGCTCGACCTGCAGCGGTCGCGGCAGCTCGTAACGCTTACAACCCGGCTCGCGACCTACGAGAACATGCTCGTCGAAAGCGTTTCGGCTACTGATACGAGCAAAACGCTGTACGGGCTCCGGGCCACTGTTACCTTTAGCGAGATCTTCCTAGCGACCGCGACCGCGACGAGCTCCGGGATTGTATCGGGCGACATTATCGACGGAACTGCCTCGGGCCGCCCGGCCGCGACCGTACAGTCGGCAGCCGGCACAGCGCAGGCGCAGCCCGTGCCGGGCGCCATCGAGAAGCAGAACAATGTGGCCGCGACGAGCTATCCGAACGTGCCCTCGATGCCGGCTATTCCGGGCGCGGGCTCGTGGTCTAGCTTTCCGGTTTCGAGCCTGTCGAAGCTGTTTTCGTAAGAAATGGATCAAGTCATTCCGCTCACATCGGCGCCGAACCAAACCCTCACGGTCGCGCTCTCGATCGACGGCGGAACCGTAACGCTTCGGTTGCAGTTGCGCTACAACGAGGTGGCACGCTATTGGGTGATGACGATCAGCGACCGGCTGGGAAACCTGCTCGTTGACTCCATTCCGCTCCTCACCGGCTTTTATCCGGCGGCGAACCTGCTGCAGCAGCAGCGGTATCTGGCGATCGGCAGTGCTTACGTCGTGAACGCGAGTGGGGTGGCCGCCGAGTATCCGACCTCGGCTAACCTGGGCTCAGATTTTCAACTGATTTGGAGTGACACGCCGACTGTATGAGCGCCGCGGTGTCGGCACAGCCTGCCTTTTTCGGTCGCGCCTGGAAAGTAACGATCGATACGCAGGCGGGCGACCACATCGTTGTTTCCAACAGCGCCTGGGAGAACGAGGCGCTGCGCGTTTCGTTCTCGATCGAACGGTCACCGCTGCCGATCTACTGGTGCGCCGATATCGAGATTTACAATCTGTCGGTCGCTGCCGGCCAGGCGTTAGGCGCGGATGCTCCCACGGCGCAGACGGGCCGGGTGGTAGGCAACTTCGGGCCCACCTTCACGACCGCTATTCAGAAAAGCGACCTGGTAACGATCAGCGCCGGCTATCAGAAGTACTTCAACCCGGATACGGACCTGATTTGGCGAGGGCGCGTGTTTCAGGTGATGTGGGAACGCAACGATGCGACCGAGCTGCGGCTGCGTCTGCGCTGCCTGCTTGGGCTGTACGAGGACGAAACGACCCAAATCAGCCAGTCCTTCGCGGCAGGCACGACGCTTGCGAGCATGGCGCAACAGATCGCGACGGCGGCCGGCATGGCAGTCGAGTACATCGACCCGTCGCTGAACTCCGTGGCCATTCCGCGCGCGCAGTCGGTTTTCAACCGCCCGTCGTATCTGCTCGCGCAAATCGCCGCGACAAAGAAACTGAACATGTGGATCAGTCCCAAGGGCCTGAACTTGCGATCGCTCGTGCCGCGGGCGACGACGCCGGATATCGTGTATGCGCCGCCGATTATCACTAATCTGCCGAACACCCAGAGCTCGACCGGCTTGACCAAGCAAACGCTCATCGGCGCACCGCAGCAAACCGAACTCGGCGCGTCGTTCCGGGTGCTGCTCGATTCACAGCTGGAGCTCGGGCAGCTGGTGAAGCTCGATATGTCCGTCGTTCGCATGATGGCTAAAATGCCGGGCCCGACGAGCGTGCCATCGCTGCTCGATCAGGACGGCCTGTTTATCGTCGCCGGCCTGCGGCACGTCGGCGATACGCGCGGAAACGATTGGCATACCGAGGTCGAGGGAATCACGCCTGAGTATGCGCGCATCTATCAGCCGTTGATGGGAGCCACCGGATGAGTACGACGCAGGGCTACGGCCTGACGATCTCGGAGCGGATCGGCGCTTCGCCGTCGCGTTTTCATAAGCTCGAGGAGGCAATCAACCGCCGCCTGCGCGTGGCCATCCCGGGTATCGTGCAGTCGTTCAACGCCGCAAAGCAGACGGTTACGGTTCTGCCGGCGCTGAACGAGGAGGTCCGGATCGGCGGCGTGCCGACCAAGCGCCCGCTTCCACTGCTCGCCGATGTTCCCGTCGTGCTGCCGCGCGCCGGCGGGTTTACACTGACCCTGCCGATAGAGCCGGGCGATGAGTGCCTGGTTGTTTTCGCTGATATGTCCGTCGATTCCTGGTGGCAGCAGGGCGCGGGCTCGGCCGGCGCTTCGCAGCCGCAGGATCAGGCAACGACCAGGCGTCATGATTTATCCGATGGCTTCGCCATTATGGGCTGCTGGAGCCAGCCGCGCGTGCTGCCGAGCTACTCGACGAGCTCGGCGCAACTGCGCAAGGACGACGGAACGGTGAAAATCGATGTCGCCGCGAATCAGGTTACAGTGACGGCGCAAACGGTCCAGGTGAATGCATCGGGCCAGGCTACCGTCAGCGGATCGACCGTGAACGTAACGGGCAGCGCCCAGGTGAATGTATCGGGCAGCGGTAATACGATCATCGAGGGCCGCAACTTTCTAACGCATACGCACTCGGGCGTGCAGTCGGGCGGATCGACGAGCGGACCGGTTGTTTAGTACTACTGCCTCAGCCGGCGGAACTGGCACCGCAGGTATCCAACAAACCAGATGGTCGAACCCCAAACAGGCGCGCCGATGACCAGCCAGACGAAGGGAGCGGCGATTTTGCCGGCAGCGAGCGCGATGACCACAAACGGCAGAAAGCAGAACCAAAGGCACCAGCCGACAAACAGCCCGAAGCCGATCGTGAAAAGCAGGCCGGTGGCCAGGCGGGCGGCGGCTACACCTGTAGCAACGCCCACCGAGGCGCCAAAGCTGAGGCGAGCGGTTTCCATCGTGCTCATCGAGCGCAGCTCGTTCAGCAGCGAGGGCTGGCGCGCCGGCTGGGCCGGATCATAGATGTACTTCGGGAACTGCTGTGGCTGAGCGTCGCCGGGCTGGTTCCCACCCGGCGCATCCCAACCTCCGCGCGGCGTAATGAATGACATGACGTCTCTCTTATCGCTCATAAACAGGCAGTTTTGAAATAGGGCTTTTCCGCCTGCAGTACTAGACCATCGATGGCATACATCCCTCCGTACCTCGGCTCCTCCGGCTTGTCGATTCCGGCCTATGCCGATATCCTCAACGACCTGCTCGGCCAGTTCCAAACCATCTATGGGCAGAACGTGTACATGGGCCCGGACTCGGCGGACTACCAGTTCATCAGCGCCGTTGCGCTGAAGATCTCGGACACGATGCAGGCGCTGCAGCTGGTCTATAACGCGCGAGCTCCGCTGACCGCGATTGGCGCCGACCTGGACAGCATCGTCAAGCTGAACGGCCTCACGCGTAAGGTCGCTTCCTACTCGACCTGCCCGGTAGTCATCACTGGAACGACCGGCACGGTGATCACAAATGGCGTCGTCCGGGACGTAAACGGATACACGTGGAATCTGCCGCCGCAGGTCACGATTCAAACCGGCGGCACCGTGACCGTCACCGCGACGTGCTCGACCTCGGGCAACATCAACGCGGCGATTGGGCAGATCTCCATCATCGCTACGCCCACCGCCGGCTGGACTGCGGTTACGAATACCGTACCGGCTTCGGCCGGTCAGCCGATCGAAACCGATGCACAGTTGCGCGCGCGCCAGTCGCTCTCGGTTGCCCTGCCCTCGCGTAGCATGCTCGCAGGAACGCAAGCCGGGATCGCGGCCGTGCCAGGCGTCACGCGTTACAACATCCTCGAGAACCCAACGAACGCGACCGACAGCTATGGCAACCCGCCGCACTCGATCACGTGTGTGGTGGAAAACGGCACGGATGCGGCGGTCGCGCAGGCGATCTA